TGTTCGTAGTAAAATTTTGAAGATCACCTACTGTATCTGCAATAAAACCATCAAAATCTGGGGAATGCTTCATTAAAATGTAAGCATCATCAGAACTATAATCTAAGGTATCAGTTGCATCAACTCCAGAGTCGTCAATAGGGGTTAACTGTGCTAAATATTTGTATTTAAAGCCTGACCATCCATTAATTACGGCGTCAGAATACAATTGCATGAATACGTCATCATCCACTTCATCCAGTGGTTGACGAGTCTTACGATCGAATTTCGTTGTTGTAGCTTTTTTTCTTAATTTCAAAAGCTCATCACGGCCTAAATACGTTAATTGTATTTTAAACCCTGGAAAGCCTGGATAATCTACTTCTACTGTTTTAGAAGGCGTCAATAGGCTCGAAAGGCTTAACTTTCTTTTTACGGTTGTCTCTTTTACTTCACTCATTCTTTTTTCTCCTATCCCTGTACGGCGGGATCTCTTTAGTTTAAATAACATTAACTCCTTAGCTTAAGGGGTCTTTTTTTCTATACCGCACAAGAATATTATAACAGGGGGAAACCAAAATGTCAAGAAAAATTTTTTATAGGTGATAAAAAACCCCTATAGGCCAAAGACCTATAGGGGTTTCATTACTTACTTAAAGAATTATTTAGTAGTTATGGTACTCTAAAGTAATTTCGTTATTAGCAGTAATATCGTATGCTCCAGCGCCGTCAGTACCTTGGGCTACAAAGCTAATTGTAGTACCAATTACGTCTGCAACGTCTACAGAAGGAATCTGTAGTTGCACAGCTGGCATACCAGCGATAACACGGTTACCCGTAAGACCACCAATATTAACATCAAGACTAAAGTAGTTTTCAGTATCTGTATTGTCCACTAATAGTTTCATTAGTGCTCCAGTATCCTTAGTTGCTCCAGCTGCTCCTGAACGTAAGTAAGCATTTAAGCTTCCACTAATTGAACGAGCGCCTGAATAATAAGCAGATATAGGCTTATTAACAGTACCTAATTCTTCAGGTGTTAAGTACGTTATGTTATTTTCTAGTGATATAGAACCACCAGTAATTGGAACTGAGTATTCAACCGCAGGAGTTACACTAGTGTCTTTCAATACAAGAGTAGATAACTTATTAGTAATGAAAGAATTAGCAGCTGCAGTAGGTACTGCAGTAGCAGCAAACGTTCCAGAAGAAAGAACTTCTTCTAACTCTGTACCAAATCCAGTCCATGCAATTGTTGCAATAGCATCAATTGAAAAGTCCATCTCAGCTGAAGTAATTGCAGAGTTCTTAACTACATAGAATACAGTATCCACTTCAAATACTAGGTGGAAGGTTTGCATTTGGTGCAAAGCAGAGTTTGCCATCGTAAACTTACCAAATACTTTAGGAGAAGCTCCATCATCACCATCATTCCAAGCTGCAGTTACTCCAGAGCTTTGAACTGCTGTACCAGCAAATGCATTCCACATGTACTTTTCTACAGCAGAGTTTAAATCATCTGTACCATCATTAAATTGGTATGGACGAATATATGTACTCATTGACCAATCTACTGGGTTAACAGCAGTATTGAAAGAACGAGAACCACGATTAGGCGTTGAGCCAGCCTCGTCTAATTGAATTTCCTGTGTAGCAGTACTCTGTGAAAAAGAGTAACCATCTAGTACAGGCACTTCCCAAGTGTTAGCCGCAGTGAAGTCGCCTTTTATAGCTCCTGTTGTCGTTAACGTAGCAGTTGAGAAGTATACTTTAGTATTTCTACTTAAATTTACAGCCATTTTATTTTCCTTTTATTTTACTTGGTTCTTATAAGATTTAACAGAGATCTAACCAGTGTTGATATGTTGTACTTATCGAACTTCGTATTGAACTATAATATTCATCTCGCCCACACCATAGGGTGCTAATAAACCTTCATCAGAAGATATTTGAGCAATCAGAATTTCTGTTGTGTCCATTCCAGTGGCATAGTTTAACTGCCTATTAGAATCTATGACACTTTCTGTGTCTACCAATAGTTTTTCTAACTCAGAAACAGGGTCTTCATCATACACGTACATGCGTACAGTAATATTTAGAAACCCCCACTTAAAGTTACCTGGTAGATATTCTCTTCTCTCACTCCCTGCAACGACTGACACAAAAGGAAAGTCGTTCAATTCATCCCAAAATACAAGCTTGTTTTCAACGTTATTAGATAGGTCAATATTAAAAAATCCTGAACCATCAATAGTTTTAAGCTTTGCAACTATAGCATCAACTATAGCACCTCTTGACTTCCCTAAACTCATAATCTAACCGTCCTTAAGTCATACCTCGCATTAATATACTTTGTAGCTATCTCACGGATAGACTTATCAATTAATCTTCTCGGGTTTTTAAATTCACCCCATTTGTCCTTTCTTTCGAAAGTTTCGTACGGTCTTTTCATATATGTATAATATGCCGTCACTTGTTCTTGTCTTTGTCCTCTAATAGTAATACCAGTATCTGGCATTATGTCAAGTACTTCTACTGACTCTGAAAATCTACCTGTACGATAGTTAAGAGCAGGAGTACCCATATTAGATGCAACCTGTGACCTTACTAATCCATCTAGTAAGCTTGTAAGACTTATAGGGGAAATCCAATTTCCTCTAGGGTCTTGAATATAGTTTCTTATATCTCCTTTACTAGGAGGTGGTTTCTTAGGTTTCTTTCTTAAATACTTTTTAACCTTAGTTACTTTAGACTTTAGCTTTGCAGCTTTCTTTCTACCCTTAGCTTTTGAGCCAAATCTAGTATTAACACTTTTAGTACTAAATAGAGCAGTCTCTATCATAGTATCAATCATTTCATTAATTGCAGGACTTGCCTCCTGCGCCGGCCAATTAGTTTGACCTATTAGCTTATTTAAACTTGTTAGTATCTCAGGTAATATGGTCTTTTTGAATAGTTTAGCAGCAGTTTGTACATCTTTAGACTTTTGTCCTTGGTTCTGCCAAGTAGCCTCAAATTGAACTTCAATCCACTTTTCGAAAGTTTTTAAGGGTACATCTTCTGCACCTACTCCAACCTCCATCTTAATTCTGCCGTCCGTTTCTATATTCTTAGCTACTTCAATAAAGGTATTAAAGGGTATACTTCCGCTAGCTACTCCACTTCTTAGCTCTCTTGCTATATTATCTAAAACTAACCCTCTTGCTATTTTCGTGGATGTGAAGCTTTTAATAATATCATAAATACTACCTAATAGAGTATCTCTTAATTGTACTAGTATTAAGTCTTCAACATGCCCAATATCTACACCTGCTGTAGTACTGGTACCTCTTTTTTTACTAGCAATACTGCCTACATTGAATCCCCATACTTCCTTTTCTAACTTTTGCCTAAGCTTTAATAGGAATTTATGGGTACTTTGCCCCGACCATGGGTCCGCCTTTACATTCTTAATATACATAATAGTATTACTAGAATTCCAGGTAACCATAAATTGCCCGGCACCACCAACACTTTTATTTCCTGTTCCACCAAAGGGAGGTATTGCAGCTTTAATAGAAGCAATTGTTTTTTCCCAAATATTCTCTAATTCTGCAGCAGTAGGTTCATCTCTACCTGCTACTCTAATATTATCTTTAGTATTTTTTATTATAGTTTTCTTACTTAAATCTACTACATAATCTCTATTATTGTATGTATTTACTCTTGCTAATTTTGACGCGTTATAGTTGGCTTTATTAGCTAAATTTGATTCGTACTTCTCTAATAACCTCTTGAGATCCCTTGCGGCCATTACAGTATAGTTCTATAATAATTTAGTATACGTGAAATATGTGGAGGGAAATTAGATACCTGCTTATCATTAGCCGATCTACTAATATTACTAGGAGACTTCGACATCATCATTACTTCTTGTGTTGCTTCCTTCTTCATATAGAAAGTAACCATATCCATTGCAGCAATTTTTAAATCACCAGGTACTATAGTAAAACCAGCTTTATACTTTAATTCTACGGCTAGTGGCCCATGTGGAAATTTTAATGCTCCACCAGTAGTTGGGTCAATATGGACAATTTGCCCCTCTTCCACAACAAAATCAGTATTCTCTACTAATGTAGTGTACGCGACCCTAGGGTTTAATCGTACCTTTAGTGATGTTACTGATATTATAGGTATTTCTTCTACAAATATGGTAGCATCATTAGCGATACTAAAATACTCGGTTTTATCTGTACTAGCGTAATCTACGAAAGTACGGTTACAATATGTTTTAATAATTGCACTTATTGCAGTAACTATATTAGAGATCTGTGTGTCAAACTTAGTACTAGTAATGCCAGCATATGATTTGTAGTCTGCCACTGTTATTAAAGTTGCCACTTATTTCTCCTTAAATGCAATTATTAAAACAGGCGACCCTGTCGGGTCCCCCGTTAATTACGTTACTCTAATATTAAGAGTAGTCGTATGTCATAGCAACTACTGCTTGACCAGCGATAATATCACTGAAGCCGAAGCGCTGAGTAGCAACAATAACTTGCTGCTGTTTCTCAACATAGTAGTCAGACTGAACACGTAAACCACGGATACGAGGCATTACGAAGTTTGAAGTAGCAACAATTACTGCTCCAGCTGCGCCGTCTGCTTTAGCAGGCATCTCAGGAGAGACAACTACTGGCATACCGTACATTGAGCCAACTTGACCAGAAATCTTAGTTGCAAGACCATTTACTTCATTCAAATGAGCAAAGTTATCATCTTCTAATAGATCCCAGTATACTTCTTGACTAACAATACAAGTTAGAGAAGAAAGGTCTAAGCCCCACTTACCTAGCTTACGACGAGTCTCAAGTAAGTCCTTAGCAATAATCTTAGCAGTACCTGTAGTACCAACTTTAACTGCATTTACATTAGTACCAGCCTTCTTAATTAAACCATTGAATGGTCCAGTAGTTGGAGATACTGTAGAGTCAGCATTAAGTAACGCATCTTCAGTTGCACGAGCATGACCACGTACTAAACCGTCACGGATTAGAGGTAGTAATGGGATAATTGCATCTTCATCAGTTTCGTCAGTTAAGAATGACTTAGAAGCCATCTTATACGTCTGTAATAAGATCTCTGTTAACGCAGTAGTCTTAGTTCCACCCGTGGTAGCATCAGCACCGTAAGTACTAGCAGCAACCCAGTCAGCCATAGCTGCATCTGGAGCAATTGGTAATACCATAGTCGCTTGATTCATATCAATTGAACGGAACATAGGAGCAACAACTAGCTTCTCGTAGATATCACGTTCAAGATTAGTTGATACTTCTTGCTCGTACTTATCTGAAGATACTTGTGCAGATGAAGAAGTATTAACCTTCTCTACTAAACCAGCACCATACTTTGTATCAAACATATTTTTACGTAATACGATACCTAGTAAGTAAGCTTTTTCTGCAGATTCTTTAGCGATTGCTTCTTCTTTATGATCAGCAAAAGTCATCTTAGAACGTTGCATAGCTTCAATCTCATCAGATTTAGCTTTAAGTTCTTCACCCATTGTGTTAACGATGTCTTTCAATGAAGCAGTTTCATCTTCCATCTTTTTAGCAATATCAGCCATAAGACGCTCAGCACCAGTAGCACCTGCCT